AGAGTCATAGATTGGTGGCGAAGAGCTGACGATAACTATGAAGCTATTGAAATCTATGAGATTAAAAATAGGTCTGAATGGATAACAAAACAAAAACTTATGAAGGTTGAGAAGTCTATGCAAAATTTAATTAGAAGACATTTGAAGGAGGAAGCATGAGAGCAGATGAAAAAATGCCAGACTCATTTTATGAGTGGCTAGATACATGTCCTGTAATTTGGTACAGGATTAAAGTTGGTAATGATAGTGTTCATTATTCGTTTGAAACACCAGATGAGGAGGAAGCATAATGGATAAACAAATAATAGGTTGGAGTCTACGCATACATAAAGAAGATAATACTGAGGAGAATATTATTGATATTCCTGATTGGTGTGCTTCTGTGGTGGATGAGTTTTTAAGTGAGTTAGAGCAGGAGGAAAAAGATGACTAAAAAATATATTCATGTTAATCAACATGTGATAAGAGCTAACAAAAAAAATAATGAAAACAATCCTGTAATAACTATTAAAGAAGGTAAGAAAAATACTTACTGCCATAAAGTTGAAATACTTGGTGATAGTAAAATAACTTATAGTGGTAATGAAAAAACTGCCTTATCTTGTGGTGCTAGAGTTGTTATAGAAACTCAGGCAGACTTAATAATTGATGGAGTAGAATAATGGAAGATGTGCATGGTTATTTATTGATGTTTGTTATAGTAGCTTTTACTATAGCAATATCGACTTTATTTTTAGTAGGTTACAAACCGAAAGAACTTAATAATAAATTTGATAAACAAGGAACAGTAAAATACGTTGATTCAGATTATTGAGGGAAACTTATGGAACATTATTATTTTTATCACGATGATATTAAAACCGGATTGAGGGGCGAAGGTTGTGGCTATCGCAAAGCTACTGTTCGTTCTGTTGGTCGTAAGTGGGTCTATATTAGATTCTCTAACGAGGGAAACTTTAGAAGACTAGCAATCAAAAAGTGGCAAGATATTTGCCGACAAAAAGATTTTAGAACATGGGAAGGTCATGTTGCAGAGCTAGAGGTTAAGAAAAAAGCTCTTAGTAAAGGTTTATCTTTCTACAAAAAAAGGTATAATAAAAATATTCCTAAGACTATTGAGGAACTACAGAAAGAACTGGAGGTAGCTTAACATGATTTGGATATTAGTAGCATTATTTGAAATCTCTGCTGTTGCTATGGTGATTGAGGACATTCATGTCTTTGAGTTTCAATTTAATTCTGAACTAGATTGTTTAAACTTTTTAACAGAAAATTATGAAGGTTTGGAAAATTATATTGAGGAAGAATATCAAACTAGAGCAGAAACTTTTGTTTGTGTAAATTCAGAAAGAATAAATAAAGGTTAAATATGGACAATAAAATTTATCATTTTAAAGCGTTGGTCAAAGAACTACCGATTACATCTATGACTAATATAGAATACAAAGAAGCGGTAGAAAAAATCTACATGGAAGTTTATTATCCAGAAGAAAGAATATGAAGTTTGTAATTTATATTGGCAAGTTAAAAACTGTAACTGTTGAGGCAGAAGATAAAGATTATGTCAAAGCAGTTATTCTAGACAATGCCAAAACATTTCTTGAGGATATGTTTGACGATGGAGTAATAGAAATTGAACAAGAAAAAAGTTAAAGAACTAAAGAAAAGAATTAAACCGATTCAGGTTGAGTGGGTAAAAACTATATTACCAGAAGACATGGCAGATACAATTACGATTGATAATGTAGCTAGTCATGTGCCTGAACAAAAATATGTGGTCGCACAAGGTAGAAGAATTTTGTCATTTATGACAGATAGGTGGGTGTTAAAATTTTTAAAAAAACATCCAGAAATAAAAACATATAAACAAGTTGAGGAAATATTAAATGGAGTTTAATGAATATATATTAAATGTATTAATTGATAATGAGAAAACTAGCATAAAAACTTATGCTTTTTCTCCAGAAGAAGCTATAGATAATGCTATATTAATGGAAGCAGTTGAGGATTTGTACTCAGTTGAGGACACAAAAGAAAAGATACAACTAGATTTTCTTTCTGACTTTAAAGAAATGAGAGAGTTACGAAACGCTGTTCCCGCAGAATTAGAGCCATTGTTACATACCATATTATCTAATATGAAAAACTTTAAGAAATTAATTTAATGGCACAAAGAAAAGAAACAGTCTTAATTAAGCATGTCAAAAAGGCAACTTCTCAGGGCATGGCAGGTCGTGGTAGGAAGATTAAAAAATCTACCAAACACATGAACAAACATAAAAGACTGCAACAAAAAACTAAATATCGAGGACAAGGTAGATGATAGAGAAAGCAGTAGTGCTTGATAACCATGATGTTATGCATTATGTTTATGGCACTTATGAAGAGGTTGAGGCTTTTGCTGAAAAGATAAATGGTTATGTTATTAGATACCTTGACCATGTTGCACCAAGCATGGTATACTCTAAGTTTGAGTATGTTGGTGAAGGGCGAAACCCATACCAAGTAAGTAGAAAATTTAATTACGAAAAAGGAATTGTAGATGATACAGAAAAATGGTAGATTAAAAGAACGAGTAATCAAGAAGCCCTCTCTATCTCCATTTAAGTTGCTTGATTTGGTACTATCCACAACTCGGAGAGTGGTTGGCTCAAAACTCTCACAGAATTTTAATAAGCTGAACGGAGGTAATACACTATGGCTATATTAGAAGGCTCAGTAAAATGGGCAAGTATAACGACCCCAAACACAAAGTTTGAACCAGTATATACTATTGACTTAATTGTTGATGAGACTACTGCTAATGACTTTGCTGCAAGAGGTCATAAAGTAAAACAGCATGATGAAGGTCCTGCTTTAGTTATCAAAAGAAAGGTACATGGTCCTAATGGAATAACCAGACCTGCACCTAGACTTTTAGATAAGGACAAGCAAGAAATAAATGTTGCTGTTGGTAATGGCTCTAAGGTTAGAGTTCAATACAATGAGTATAGTGGTGAGGGTAAATATGGTCCTTATATAGGGCTTGACTTACAGGCTGTACAAGTTGTCGACCTTGTTGAATATAAGAATGCTGATGGTGCTGAACTATTAGCTGATGGCGAGGAGTTCTAATGGAAGGACAAGAACAAAAACCTTACATTACTATTGATGACGTTAATGTTTATGTTGAGGATTTACCCGAAGAGGGTCAACAAATCTTTGGCAGATTGCAAAGGCTAAATCAAAAGAAAGCTGCACAGACTTTAGACCTTGAAGAAACTCAAGGTGCTATAAATTATTTCTCTACTAAAATTGTAGAGGTAGTTAATGCTGATAAGTCTGGTGTTAAGGTAGAGGAATCTGAAACAAAAGAAGTACCATCAGATACTGAAACACAAGACAGTTAATAACAATTTAGCTAGACTAGGTTTTTTATACCTCTTAATTTATCCCTAGTCTAGCTATCATTTTGGAGATAGAATTGAATCAAGATAAAAGTAAATTCGTAAAGCATAGGCAACCTTGTCCTAAGTGCGGTGGCTCTGACCCCGTATCAATCAATGCGGACAACTCGGCTTACTGCTTTAGTTGTTCAACATTTTTTACCGATTATGAAACTGCAAGTGAGGGCAGAATAGTGGAAACAACACAGAAACCAACCAATACATTTTTAGAATCCTATACTGGAATCTATGGCGAACTTACAGACAGAGGTATCTCTGAACAGACAGCTAAGAAGTTTGGAGTTCGTGTTATCAAAAATAGAAATGGAGATATAACGCAACATATATATCCATACTTTAATGGCAATGAAGTAGCCATAACTAAAACAAGATTTGTTGCGGATAAGAACTTTGCGACCAAAGGCACATTTGAAGGCACTGGATTATTTGGTGAACAATTATATAGAAACACTGGCGGTAAATACCTGACAATTACTGAGGGTGAGTGCGATGCTATGGCAGTAGACGAACTCTTTCAAGGTAAGTGGGCAGTCGTATCTCTTAAACGAGGTGCCGCGGGGGCAGTAAAAGATATTAGAGAAAGCATAGAGTTTGTTGAAAGCTTTGATAGTGTCGTGCTTTGTTTTGATAATGACAAGGCAGGTAGAGAAGCTTCACGAAATGTTGCTCGTATCTTAAAACCCGGAAAGGTAAAGATAATGACATTACCCAACGGCTATAAAGATGCTAATGATATGCTCAAACAAAAAGAATTTCAAGGCTTTACTAAAGCTTGGTGGGAAGCTAAGACTTATACTCCATCCGGTATTATGGAATTGTCTAGTAAAAAAGATGACTGGCTTAACAGAGAAGTAAAAGAAAGTATTGCTTATCCTTGGGAAGGATTAAACAAAAAACTATATGGACTAAGACGAGGTGAGTTAGTAACTCTTACTGGTGGAACTGGACTCGGTAAGTCTTCAGTTACTAGAGAGCTTGAGCATTGGCTAATTAAAACTACTAAAGATAATGTAGGTATCATTGCTCTTGAAGAGAACTGGCTTAGAACTGCAGACGGTTTAATATCTATTGAAGCAAACGATAGACTGTATCTTAACGAAAAAAGAGAAAGTTATTCTGAAGAAGATTTAAATGCTTTGTTCGATAAAGTAATACAAAAGAACAGAGTATTCATTCATTCACATTTGGGTGCGACAGACATTGATGAGATATTTGCAAAACTACGATACATGATTGTAGGTTGCGAGTGTAAATGGGTCGTGGTTGACCACTTGCATATGCTTGTCAATGTCTTAACCGAAGGTGATGAACGAAGAGGTATTGATAACTTAATGAATAGACTGCGTAGTTTAGTTGAAGAAACGAATGTCGGCTTGATTCTAGTATCGCATTTAAGACGAGCTACAGGCGACAGGGGGCACGAAAAAGGTGTGACTGTATCATTGAGTCATCTTAAAGGTTCACAAGGCATAGCACAGCTTTCTGATTGTGTTATTGCTTTAGAAAGAAATCAACAAGCTACTGACCCTAAAGAAGCTAACACTACTAAGGTTAGAGTATTGAAGTCTAGATATACTGGAGATACTGGATTAGCTTGTGCATTACAGTATAATCCTGAAACTGGTAGATTGTTTGAAGTAGATGCAGAGGAGACATTTGACAATGAAGAAATTGGTTTTTGATATTGAAGCAGATGGATTAAATCCTACTAAAATTTGGTGCATTGTTGCTAAAGATTTAGATGAAGGTACTTGCCGTACTTTTAATCCTAATCAATTACTTGATGGGGTAGAGTATTTACAAAGTGCTGATGTTTTGATTGGGCATAATATTATTGGCTACGATATTCCTGCTATAGAAAAAATACTTGATGTTAAATTGAATACTAAAGTTGTTGATACTTTAGTTTTGTCTAGATTATTTCAACCAGTTAGAGAAAACGGACACAGCTTAAAAACCTGGGGGTACAGAATTAACTTTCATAAACAAGAACAACCTGATGACTTTGATAGCTATACACCACAGATGCTTGAGTATTGTGAACAAGATGTATTACTTAATGAAAAAGTTTATTATGCTTTGCTTAAAGAAGGAGTGGGGTTTAGTCAGGAAAGTATTGAATTAGAAACTCAAGTTGCTGAGATAATGAGTCAACAAGAAAAGACTGGGTTTCTATTTGATTTACAAAAAGCCACTATGCTTTTAGCACAGTTAAAATCTAGAATGGTAGAAGTAGAAGATGAAGTACAACGCACATTTAAACCTAAGTGGATAGATGATAAACTTGTTACCCCTTACATAAAGAAAGACGGCACGTTATCTAAACGTGGCATGACCGATGAAGAATATGAAAAGTGTTTGTCTACTAAAAACTATGACCCATTCATGCGAAGAAAATTACAAGAGTTTAATCTTGGTAGTCGCAAACAGATTGGTGAATACTTAGTAGACTTTGGGTGGAAGCCTGAAAGATTTACACCTACAGGTCAACCTATAGTTGATGAAGGTACACTTAAAAAGATAGAACACATCCAAGAAGCTCGGCTCATTGCCGAGTTTTTATTATTACAAAAACGTATAGCTCAAATCTCCTCATGGATAGATGAACTACAAGGTGAAAGAGTGCATGGTAAAGTGATACCTAATGGTACAATTACTGGTAGGATGACTCATAGAAATCCTAACATGGCTCAGATTCCGGGAGTTTATAGTCCGTATGGAGAAGACTGTCGTGCTTGTTGGATTGTGCCCAAAGGTTATAAACTATTAGGTATTGATGCTAGTGGGTTAGAACTTAGAATGTTAGCCCATTACATGAATGACGAACAATATATTGACGAGGTTATCAATGGAGATATACACAAAACAAATCAGGAACTTGCAGGACTTGAATCAAGAGATAAGGCAAAAACTTTCATCTATGCACTTATCTACGGAGCAGGAGATGAAAAACTTGGCAAAGTGGTTGGAGGAAAAAGAGACGATGGTAAGCGACTTCGAGAACGTTTTCTTACCAATTTGCCATCACTTGAAACTCTTACGAGAAGAGTTCGAGAAGCTTCAAGAAGAGGATTCTTAAAAGGTTTAGACGGTAGAAAGATTTATGTCAGACATGAACATGCTGCTCTAAATACTTTACTACAAGGTGGGGGTGCGATAGCCATGAAGAAAGCTATGTGTATCTTTGATAATAAAATAAAATTAAATACACTTGATGCTAAGTTTGTTGCTAACATTCACGATGAATGGCAGATGCAAGTTAAAGAAGACATAGCAGAATTTACTGGTCTTATGGGTGTTGAATGTATTGAAGAAGCAGGAAAGCAGTTAGGCATGAGATGTGCTTTGACTGGTGAGTACAAGCTTGGAGGGAACTGGAGTGAAACCCACTAAGAAAGATAGAAAGAAGTTTGACCTTGATTTACAATACGGCTCTATCAGAGAAGATAGAATCGCAGAAATGTTAACCAACAAAAAGATTGAGGTTAAATCAGAAAGAGATATATGGGTAGGTACGAATAACATTTGTATTGAGTATGAATCATGGGGTAAACCCTCTGGTATTCGTGCTACTGAATCAGATTATTGGTTTCACAACCTTTGTATTGGAGACGAAGAATACTGTACTTTAGTTTT